TCCAAGACACGTCTTATGTCAACAGTTCTGGCAACGTTGTGTTCCCCGAGGTCATCGTTCGTTGGAACTTTGAGATTCATACCACCACTATCGCTTCTGGCGTTTAATCAAGGAGCTAAATCATGGCAATTTCACGCGCACAACTGCTGAAAGAGCTGCTCCCCGGTCTGAACGCCCTGTTCGGTATGGAGTACGCTCGCTACGGCGAAGAGCACAAGGAAATCTACGAGACCGAGACTTCCGAGCGTTCGTTTGAAGAGGAAACCAAGCTGTCTGGCTTCTCCGCCGCTCCGGTGAAGAACGAGGGCAGCGCGATTGCCTATGACAACGCGCAAGAGGCTTGGAGCACCCGCTATACGCACGAAACCATCGCTTTGGGTTTCTCGATCACCGAAGAGGCGGTCGAGGACAACCTGTACGACAGCCTGTCTGCTCGTTACACCAAAGCTCTGGCCCGTGCTATGGCTTACACCAAGCAGGTTAAGGCTGCGGCTGTTTTGAACAACGGCTTCTCCAGTGCCTATCCCGGTGGTGATGGCGTGTCGCTGTTTAACGCAAACCATCCTCTGATCTCTGGTGGTGTGAACAGCAACACTCCCGGTACCCAAGTTGACCTGAATGAGACTTCCCTGGAAGCCGCCGTTATTCAGATCGCTGCTTGGACCGATGAGCGTGGCCTGTTGATCGCAGCCAAGCCCAAGAAGATGGTTGTTCCTCCGGCCCTGATGTTTACTGCCAAGCGTCTGCTTGACACTGAACTGCGTGTGGCTACTGCTGATAACGACATCAACGCTATCAAGCAGATGGGCGCAATCCCTGAAGGTTACACCGTTAACCACTTCTTGACCGACCCCAGCGCATGGTTCCTGACCACCGACGTTCCCAACGGTATGAAGCACTTTGTGCGGACTCCGCTCCAGAACTCGATGGACGGTGACTTTGACACTGGCAACGTCCGGTACAAGGCCCGCGAGCGTTATTCGTTCGGCTGGTCTGACCCTCTGGGTATGTGGGGTTCGTCGGGTTCGACCTGATGAGGTGTTGGCGGTGAGTAACTGCTAATCCGGACGGGGGCCTTGTGCCCCCGTTTCTTTTCCTGTATATTGGCTCTATTCCGGGGTCCCCGGCGTTCTGACAGTCCCGGCTGACGACAAGCAGACAGAGCGCCCATAGTTAACTCGCTTGTGAGGATCAAATGGCTAACACCACCTTCAACGGCCCAGTTCGATCACAGAACGGCTTTCAAACCATCTCCATCAACGCAACCACTGGCGTTGTCACGACCGCTCCTGTTTCTATGGGCGTTTCTGGCATTGTTGCCACCCCGGTTGCTCTGGCTGACGCCAGCGCCACTTTGACCGCCGCAGCCAACGCTGGTGGCATGGTCAACCTCGTCCCTAACGGTACGCAGGACAACACCTACACGCTGCCTGCACCTACTGCTGGCACTTCGTTTGTGTTTGTGTACGGCGGCGGCGCAGCAGATGCCACCGACTTCATCATCAACACGGGTTCGAACACCAACTTCTTTATTGGTGGTGTGGCTTTCCATGACACCGATGATGGCGCAGCTTCTGTTGTGTTCTCTGACGGCAACTCCAATTCCAAGCTGCAAGTGAATGTACCTGCCGCTGCCCAAATTACCGTGATTGCACGGGACGCCACGAACTGGCAAGTGTTTGGCACGGTGGTTGGCGCAACCGCCCCTACGTTTGCTGACCAGTAATAGGAGCGCATCATGACGATGCAGTATGACGTAAAGTCGAAACACATGACCTCTTCGGGCGTGGCGGTTAACTACCGTACACGCCTCAAGGGGGCCGTTGTGTCGGCAAACACTAGTGCGGCGGCGCGGCACACGGTGTTTGCAAACAATGTGACGCAAACGGGTACTTACGGGCGGTCTACGACCACTGTGACGGTGACTATCACCAATCATGGCCTCACTACTGGAAACCGCGTTTGGTTGGACTTTTCTGCGGGCACAGGCGGTACGGCAACGGATAACATCTATTCGGTCACGGTTTCAGATGCCAATACGTTCACGGTAACGGACTCTGCCAGTGGCACCATCACCGGGTCTCCTGCGGTGTCGATGTACGCTGACATTTTGATGGAAGCAGATTCATACAACGCAACTGCATTTCCCGTGGTGATTCCGGGCGAAGGAATTTTGGCCAAAGATGGCATTTTTGTTGGTTTGGTTGCAAACGTAACAACTACTTTGTTCTATGGCTAAGACCGCAGCATGGCAACGCAAGGAAGGCAAGAACCCCAAGGGCGGACTCAACGCCAAGGGGCGAGCCTCCTACAACAAGGCCAACCCGGGCAAGCCGGGACTCAAGCCCCCTCAGCCCGAGGGCGGCAGCAGGCGCGACTCTTTCTGTGCCCGTATGGAGGGCATGAAGAAGAAGCTGACCGGCGAGAAAGCCAAAAAAGACCCGAACAGTCGTATCAACAAGAGCCTGCGGGCTTGGAACTGCTGACATGGACGTAACGCTGTGGAACGCTGCGCTCTCCCTTGTCTCCGCCCTGATTCTGTTCTGGGTGAAGATGTCCACGGACGAGATGAAGCGCATTCAGATTCTTCTCAACCGCACTCGGGAAGAGATTGCGAAAGAGTATGTCACCAAGGCAGATGTGCATACGGACATCAATCGCGTCTTGGATCGGCTGGATCGGCTTGAGAAGAAGATTGATGACTTCATGAAGGAGCAGCGCAGTGCCATCGGTTAGCAAGAAACAGCACAACTTGATGGCGATGGTGGCCAACAGCCCCGCCGCTGCCAAGCGCGTAGGAATCCCACAGTCTGTCGGCAAAGAGTTCATGCAGGCAGACAAGGGTAAGCGGTTTGGGTCTGGGAGCCGTGCAAATGTGCAGGCCATCAACAAGCCCAAAACCAATCAAGGCAAGCAGGAATTTTTTGCAAGAGGTGGTGACATGAAAGAATCGAAAGAGATGATGAAAAAGGAAGTGTCCTTCATGAAGAAGAAGGGCGCACCCAAGTCCATGATCAAGCATGAGATGAAAGAGGCCGGTATGAAGAAGATGGCCAATGGTGGTATTACCACGGCCAAAATGGGCGCTGTTCGCACCGCCGCCCCCAGCAAAGACGGTCTGGCCGCTAAGGGCAAGACCAAAGGCATGCAGGTCAAGATGGGTGCATCCAAGCCGCTGGGCATGAAGTACGGCGGTAAGACCTGCTAATAGGAGGCCGACATGGCTCGACGTTCTCGTTCCTCACGTTCACGTGATTTAGCTGGCCTCGCTGCGCTGGGCGCGTTGGGCTATACCTTCTTTGGGCCGGGGCGTGATCGCAAGCCAGGAGAGCGCCCCGCCAGTGAAGTCCCTGTGGACTATCGCGGGACTGACCGCCCGCCGTCCGTTCGCGGAGATATGAGTCCAGCGGATTTGTATGCGGATGCTGCCGCAAGGTTGACTTTTGATGATGATCGGGAACCCGGTGGTTCTACGTTTCGTCCCCCTGTCACTGTCGCCCCTGTTGCCGCTCCCGCCGCCTCTGCCGCTCGCAGCATTACCGCCGCTGCCCCCGCCGCCGCTCGTAGTACTGGCTCTGGTTCTGGCTATTTGGACCTTGGTGGCTACAACGACATGGCGCAAGTAGATATGCCTCGTGGGTATGACCCTCGGCTGGCCAATCTGTCGTCCGCAGCGGTCGGCGCAAGTGAGGCTTCGGCCATCCGTAACGCAGCCAACGCTGAAATGCCCCTTAGGCGGCAACTTACACAAACGACTCTTGGCGCGCCTACGGCTCGGGCCGCTGGCGCTCCCAGCATTTACGCTGGGCCTGCGGCGTTTCAGGCATACCGTCAACGACAGGCGGCAGAAGCCGCAGCAGCCGCTACACCCCCGGCCCCTCCAGGCAGTGCCCGTAACATCGTGCAACAGATGCGCGAGAAGGATAAGGCTGTCTTGGCTGCTGTCCGTAGGCGGCAGGAACAAGAGGCGGCAGCGGCAGCGCAGAACCGCGCAGCGGCGGAACAGCGCCGTATTGATGCAGAGTTGAGCCTTGACCCAACGGAGCGTCTGTTGCGGGGGTACAAAAAAGGCGGGGCAGTCAAAGCCAAGCCCAAAAAGATGGCTTCTGGCGGGATGTCTTCTGCGTCAAAGCGCGGCGACGGCATTGCCTCCAAAGGCAAAACCAAGTGCAAGATGTATTGAGGTGACATCATGTCGGACAAATCCAAAAAGCCCAAACAGACCCTGACCCCTGCTGAACAGCAAATGATTCAGGAGGAAAAGGACAGGCAGATGGCTCCCAAGTTGGAAAGTGCGTACAACAAAGCGCTAACCACTACGGTTCCGGCTCCGGCTCCTGTTGCATCTGAGAGAAAAGCCTAGGGTGGCGTCACTCGCGCCGATGGCTGCATTACCAAGGGCCACACCCGTGGCAAGATGGTGTAACCATGTCGAGGAAGAAAAAGCTCGTCAAGGCAGCTAAAGTCCTGGGTGGCTTGGGCGCGGC